AAACGGTCTAAACATTCGCTCAGCCATTACCAGTTGAGCACCTTCGACATGGGCGAGCTCGTCCCCGTCGCGAATTTCGAAGTTCTCCCAGGAGATTCGGTTCGCATGGCGACCTCGTGTTTGCTTCGTCTCTCTCCCCTGGCCACGCCGGTCATGCATCCGGTTCAGTTCCGCATCCACCACTGGTTCGTGCCGTATCGCATCCTGTGGGATGGTTGGGAGGACTTCATCACGGGCGGACCTGACGGCCTTAATGCCACTTCGCCACCCACCATAACCAATCCGGGTACACCGGGCTCGGTGTGGGATTACCTCGGCATCCCGCCGTTCGGCGCGCATCCCCTGGTCAAGTTTCCGGTCAATGCCTACAACCTGATCTGGAACGAGTTTTACAGGGACCAGGACCTACAGCCGGAGCGTTCCCTGGATGAACATGCGCTGGCTCGAGTCGCCTGGGAAAAGGACTACTTCACCGCATCGCGTCCCTGGGTCACGAAAGGTAACGCGGTCACACTTCCCCTGGGACCGTCTGCTCCCGTCACGGCCACCGGCGACGGCATTCCGCTGTTCAAGGTCGGCACCGCTGACGATGTTCGCAACCTGGCGGGTGATACCTCCGGTGCCCTGGAAGCTAAATGGAATTCGGGCGTCACTTCGTCCGGGCGCGCGGCCTGGCAAGATCCGAAGCTACAGGCGGACCTCTCCCTGGCGACGGCTGCGTCGGTCAACGATCTTCGTAAAGCCTTCGCTCTCCAACGCTACCAGGAGGCTCGTGCGCAATATGGCTCCCGATACACTGAGTATCTGCGCTACCTGGGCATCAAGTCCTCTGATGCTCGTTTGCAGCGGCCTGAGTATCTTGGCGGCGGCAAGTCTGTTATTTCGTTCTCTGAGATCCTTCGGACGGGCACTGAATCGACTGCCACCGATGACAAGGCGGTGATCGGTGAAATGAAGGGCCACGGTATCGCGGCGGTGCGTACTCGTCGCTTCACCAGGTTCTTCGAGGAACATGGCGTTGTTCTCTCCCTGGCGTCCGTCCGTCCGCGCTCCATCTACACCGATGGCGTGCATCGCGGGTTCCTCCGCAAGACAAAGGAAGATTACTTCCAGAAGGAACTTGAGTTGATCGGCCAGCAGGACGTGAAAAACGCAGAAGTGTCCTTCAACCATTCAACGCCCCAGGGCGTGTTCGGTTACCAGGATCGCTATGCGGAATACAGGCACCATCCGTCCTACGTCACGGGCGATTTCCGCAACACCCTCAACGATTGGCACCTGGCTCGCTCCTTCACCGGGGACCCGGCCCTCAATGCCTCGTTTGTAGAGTGCACTCCGTCGAAGCGGATCTTCGCTGAGCAGACTCAGGATGCCCTGTGGGGCATGTTCTCTCACTCCATCCAGGCGCGTCGCCTGGTCGGGAAAAAGACCATCGGGAGGATCATCTAATGCCGATTCAATTCGATAAGCAGGGCCGGGAAATCGTGGACCCCACGCCGGCGGCGTTCTCCGCCGACGTGGAACGGCCTGAATCCCTGGAATCCATGATGCGTCGCATGATTCGTCAACACCTCTCCGCCTATGCGGTCGAGGAAGGCGATGAGTCCTTCGAGGAAGCCAACGACTTTGAGGTCGAAGATGAGGATTGGGACGATGTGGAAACCAAATACGAGGTAATGGGCCGTGAACCAGTCGACACTGAGACAGACCTTTCTTCTGATGGCGACCATGGATCGGCTCAACCGGCCGGACTTCGACCCGGCCAGCCTGGAAGTGCCGAACACAGCGGAGGAAACGAAAAAAGCGCTGTGGACAGCCAGCCAGTGCGTCACCAGGCTAATCCACTACCAGCGGATGCTCGAGAAGCGCCTGTGGAGCCTCCAGCAATGCGAACTGCCGTTCGCTGACCTGGAGTCGATGCGTGCAGCCTCCTCCCTGCAAAACGATTCCTAAGCGGCGACAGCCGCGCGCGAGGAGCGTGGCCCCTGGGGACTCCCCAGGGGCCCTTTTCACACCCACCAAACCTTGCCCAGTAGACCTTCCCCTTGATGTCTACTGGGCAAGGTGACACATATCACCATGCCTAACTCCCGCCGAAGGCGAACTACCACCTACTCCCCGCCGGTGGCCACCAGGCCCCGGCAACCTCCTATCCTGGCTACTGCCGAAGTCTCCGGGCGCGAACCCTCCTTCGCTGTCCGGCTCGTCCGGACGCCTCGGGACGTCCTACCCAGGATACTCAATGGCTCTCTGGCGCAGCTCCTGGTGCGCCAGCCATTTGAACCGCTCCCGGCCAGACCCAGGCCGGTGAGCAGGCAGATCACCAGGCCGATCCAACCGTCTCGGCCCGTGATCAACAAGCTCGCAGCGAAGTCCCTCAAGACACTTCGCGAGGTCAACCTACCCTATGTAGGGCACAGCAACCTATGCACTCAAAGGGCGGACCGAAGATCCGCCATGTTTGCTAAACAGGTTGCGGGCAAAAAATGGGGCGCTGGCGGCCCATCCATGAAACATGCTAAAAGGACCCCTGAATCTAGCTACAGGTGCACCAATGGAAGATGAAACCGTCTGGGCGATGTTCTTCTGCAACCTCGTGGGCTTCCGTCTCCACCCCGGATTCAACCGGGAAAATACACACCTCCCGACTCTCGAGGAATGTGCGCAGCAGGCGGATGAAGCTCTCAAACTCTACCGGAGTCGCTTTCCATGCCAGTCATAACCGGCGCAATTATCGGTGGCGTTGCCACTCTCGGCGCGGGCGCAATGGGCGCTCGCTCGGCTCGCAAGCAATCGGAGATGCAAAAGCAATTCGCCAAGAAGGGCGTCTCCTGGCGTGTCGCTGATGCAAAACGGGCCGGAATACATCCACTCTATGCGCTCGGCGCAAATCTCCCGCAATACTCTCCGGTTCACGATCCAATGGCGGACTCGTTGGCCACAGCGGGACAAAACATCGGCGCTGCGATCGCATCGCGCAAAACTCCGTATCAGAAGCAGGCCGAAAACCTAGCCCTGGCACAAGCTCAAGCGTCCCTGGATCGCACCTACGCAGAAACGGCGCTCCTTCAGTCCGAAAGGTTGAAAACGATCAATGGTCAATTTCAGTGGCTCCCGGAAGAAAACATCCCGGAAAAAGGGAACGTGTCGACCGTGTTTGGCGGTCAAGCGGTTCCTCTCTCGCGTGGCGTCCCTTCGGATTACGTCACGCCGAAGGCGCCGGACCTACCCTCGGCCTCGTCCTCCAACCCAGGAATAATGGCGGGTATCCCTCCCGCAATGCGTGCCTACGCCTGGCCTGGTATCGGTCCAGTCCTTCTCCCTGGGGGCGTCTCTGGCGATGCCTCAGAAGCGTTGGAGTCAATCTCCGAATCCATCCCCACCATGCTCGCAGTGATACGTGCGAACTACCAGGAATACGGGGCGCAGCGCGCTCACGATCTGATAAACCTGTTTACGGGTGGTGCGTGGAATTGGTCTGGGCGCAATGTGAAAGCGTTGTCTGAGTTCATGCGCGGCAATCCCTTCCAGCGCAGCCGCGGCGCTAAGTAAGGAGAAACATCATGAGATTCCGTCGTCGGTTCCGTTCTTTTCGTCGTCGTGGTGGCGCTCGCCGTCGTCGCGGGGGTCGCAGGCTGCTCCGCATCGGCTACCGTATGTAGATGCTCTGTGCCAACCCCTACCGATCCCCTACGGGGCTCGAGTTCGGTTGCGGTCAATGTGTGTGTTGTCGAATAAACAAAAAACGCGAATGGACCTTCAAGATAATGGCGGAAGCGTCCCTCCATCCGGAGAATACGTGGGTCACGCTCACGTACTCTCCGGACAATCTTCCCCCTGGCGGCACGTTGGTGCCCTCGCATCTGAGTGGCTTCATCAAGCGATTGAGGCGGAACTTAGAATACAGACAAGGACCAAAAATAAGGTTCTTCGGTTGCGGAGAGTACGGGGAACAAAAGCTCCGTCCTCACTACCACGTGTTCCTGTTCGGTCTCGGTCCTACCTGGCACGAGGTGGTTTCCGCGTCGTGGACCCATGGAAACCTCATGTTCGCTCACGACCCAAGCAATGCACATTTGATTCAGTACACGGCTGGCTACACGGTCAAGAAGATGGAGAAAGTCAGTGACGTCAAAGATCGTAAGTTACATCCGGAGTTCGCTCGCATGTCTCTCAAACCGGCGCTCGGCGCGGAGGTGGTACGCAAGTTCTATGCTGCCGCTGTCGAGTCGGGACCTGTCGTTCAAAGGATCTTCGATACTGTGGGCGATGCACCGGCGGCGATCATGTTCAATGGCAAGTTCTGGCCCATCGGGAAAACCCTACAGCGCGTGGCGCGCGAAGAACTCGGGCTCCCCAGGGACCTCACGGACGCACACAAGCGGGAATTAACCTGGGTGCGTGCAGAAGCTCAAAAAGCTAACGTTGGGAAACGTGAGCAAGTTCGGCAAGCGGGCGAACGTAAGGCCCGCGTCAATCTGTCTCTCAAACCTCAAGGAGTGTTCTAGTGAAACGGTCTAAACATTCGCTCAGCCATTACCAGTTGAGCACCTTCGACATGGGCGAGCTCGTCCCCGTCGCGAATTTCGAAGTTCTCCCAGGAGATTCGGTTCGCATGGCGACCTCGTGTT